TATGAAGAAACAGAAAACTGCTTGGCGATTGCTAGCGAAGTCCCTGGGTGAAAAGGCAAGTAAATGTGATAAAGAGGCGGATAGAGTAGCACTCATTCGCCTTATGATGTTTTTATCCATTCTTATTACTAACTGTTTTATTGTTTATGGTGTACTAAGAACTCATCACTATCCAACAGATAAGAATCAACGAACTGTAGTTGTAATTGAGGGCGATACAATTCCGGAATATCAACCTCCACCGAGAAGGGGTATCAATAGACCATTCGAGTTTGAATAAATATTCAAAAACATAAGAAAAGATGTTAACATTTAGAGAGTTCTATGAAATCTGTGAGGGTAAGAAACCTGACACCCCACCACATGCAGTTCCTGGAACTGTTAATAGAGATTCGAGTGGCACTCTAACTTACACTCTCCAATCTTATGATGGACCAAAGGGTAAAGCATCAAATAAAGAAATTGCGAAGCAAGTATTAAACAGAAGCGGTGGAACTAAAGTAAAAAAACACGCTAAAAAAGTAGCGAAAATCTTAGAAGATATTCAAGCAAGAAGACAAGAACTTCAGCAAAGAAGACTTGAACAAATGCAATCACAGAAGCAAAAAGTATCAGACTATCGCGAAGCACAACAAGAAAGAATTGAAAAGCAAAGAGAGCGTGAACAAATCAAGAAAGAGTTAAGAAAGGAACTACAAACAGAGCAAGTTCCCACAACCAAACCTACTTATTTTAATCAACAAATTGCAAAGCGTCAGGCAATACAAAAGTCTGTTCACGCTAGACACGTACAACAAGAAATTGGTGCTGAAGCAAGAGCACAACAAGCACAGAAGAGAGCAGAGATGAAAGCAATTATGAGTCGTTGAATTAAAGTTACTCACCTCTAAAGTGTTCTAGTATTGTAAGCACGAATGATTCTATGGACTGCTTTGATGACATTCAGATTGAAGAAACCTCAGGATTTGATTTCATCGAACAAGACTTAACCGACCTCATTGAAGAGGAAAACAACTTTAATATGAAAGATTATCTCAACGGCAACTTCGATTATTGATTATGACTGAAACTGTAAACGTGCTCTCTCACCTGAACGAACTGAAAGAAACTTATCGTCGTCAGGACTTTAAGTTTACTCCTGCACAGCAGGAACAATACGACATTCTTTTGCAAGCACGTCGAGAACGAGTAAAATGGTTCTATAAAACGGACCGTGTATGTAAGATTAGTAAATCGGCACAAGATAAACTGAAAGAAGACATCTAACAAAGGGCAAGGTCCAGTTGAGAAACTGGACCTTTTCTATTGACTAAATACCTGAAAGGGTCTATAGTTAGGAAGATGAGAACATTTGCGAAGTTTATGTCTCTTTGCGAAGCATCCAGGCGCTCGGATGCTGCAAAACAACTTGGATGGGGTGGCGGTGCAACTATCGCTCGCCAAGGTGAAGGTGGAAGATTAGGTAAACAACGCAAAAAGAGTGCTGTTGAGATTAGAAGAACCAAGGCAGTTGGTGGTGGTAAAACAGAACCAGTAGGACCATACAAAACCCGCAAAGATGTTGGACAGCAGAGAGGTTCTTCTGGTCCTGCACCTGGAAGAGGTAAGGGTACAGTTGAACTGAAACCTGGAACCGCTGGTACTCAAGGTAGTGCTGCAATGTCTGCGAAAGAAAGACAACGTAAAGCATTCCTTGAGCGTAAAGCAAGAGAATCGGGTAAGAAACAACCAGAGACTGCATCTCAAGCACTCACTCAAGCAAAACCTTCTACACCTAAACCAGCAGCAAAACCACGTAGACAGTGGAAAACTGAAACTGGTGGCGCAATGACCAGACAAGAAAGAGATAAAGCAAGAAACGCAGAGAAAACAGCAGCAGCACAAAAGACTAAGAAAAGTGCCACTGAGATTCTTGCTCAAATGCGCAAAGAATATGAAGAAGGTGGTGGAAAGTGGAGCAATGCTGTTGCTGTTAAGATGAGAGCAAAAGCAAAAGCAGCAGCGGCAGCAAGTTGAGTCTAATTAAAGTTACTCACCTCTAAAGTGTCTTAGTAGTATAAGCACTGCACCTTCATAATGAAAGTTTCCGAAAAACCCCAAATCATTAGCGGTATGGAACACATGGTTACCACTGTTGATGGTTTGGACCGAGTGGAAATCAACAACAAACTTCATCATCTTGGCGACCAACTTATGAAACTTAAGATGGAACAAAACCATCTTATTCAAATGAGAAACATGATTGATCGCCAAAATGAAATGAGTGAAATGAATGACTTGTTTGATGAAATGTTCGGCGGTTGATTAACTGCCCACCAGCACGCTTAGATTGACCTCTGAGCGTGCTATTTTTGTCTTTAGATACCAAACCACTGAGAACCATGAATTACGTTCAAATCCCTGATTATGTGTTCAATCGCATCCTCAAGAATCTCCAAACTGGATACAATGTATGTGACGCAGTTGATTATGATTCTGATGAGACAGAGAAGTCTCCTTACTATGCAAATGGGTACAGTCGTGCTACAATGAAGAGTGTGATTGAAGACCTTGAGCGATACAAAGAGACGAGCAATTAAAGTTACTCACCTCCAAAGTGTCCTAGTAGTATGAGCAACAACATTATGAACATTCAACTTCGCCCTCACCAGGAACGCGGTGTTGCTGCTATGCAAAAGCACGCTAAAGGTCAAATCATTGTTCCTACTGGTGGCGGCAAGACTCTGAAGATGATCTATGATGCTCTGCGCGAGTTGCAGTCTGAAACTCCACAGACCATTGTTGTTGTTGCTCCTCGCATTTTGCTTGCAGAGCAACTCTCTGCTGAGTTTCTGGAGTTCATCACCAACGCTAAGGTTTTCCACGTTCACAGTGGCGAAACTCACCACGAATCTTCTACTCGCCCTTATGAGATTTGCAAGTGGGTTGAATCAAATGCCAACAATCATCGCCTGATTGTAACCACCTACAATTCTCTGTCGCGCCTTCAGGTAGCAGAGATTGATGTGGATACCATCTACTTTGATGAGGCACATAACTCTGTTCAGCGTCACTTTTTCCCTGCAACTGAGCACTTTGCTGCTAACGCACGGCGCTGCTACTTCTTCACTGCTACCCCCAAACATTCCCTTGCTGTGGGTAAACCAGGCATGAATGATTCGGCAGTTTATGGTCAGGTAATCTGCAAAGTTCCTGCTCCTGAACTGGTTGCTGGTGGGTTCATTGTTCCCCCTAAAGTTATCGTCAAGCAACTGGAGATGGTACAGGGTAAGCAGACCAACTTTGACCGCGACGCTGAGAATCTGCTGGAAACCATTGACGACAATGAAGTCAGCAAGATTCTGATTTGTGCTAAGGCAACCAAGCAGATTGTTTCGCTGGTTTCTGAGACTGACTTCTGTAAGGAACTGGAGGATCGTGGATTCTCTTGGATGTACATCACTGCCAAGACTGGCGCTGTGATTGACGGCAAGAAAGTGAACCGCGAAGTGTTCTTCGACACTCTATCTGCCTGGGGCAAGGACAACGACAAGAAGTTTGTTGTTCTTCACCACTCCATCCTCGCAGAAGGTATCAACGTCAGCGGTCTGGAAGCAGTTCTTTTCCTCCGCAATATGGACTTCATTGGCATCTCTCAGACCATCGGACGTTGCATCCGACTGCATCACGATGATGCCAAAGGTTTGCGCGATGGACGTATCGAACCTGGCAACCTGTGCCAGTATAGCAAATCGTTCGGTCTGGTTTGTGTTCCTGTCTATAGCAAGGTTGGTATCACCACCGCTAAGGCAGTTCAGTCTGTGGTGGATACCATCTTCCAGAAGGGAGAACCCGCCATCAGCACGATTCGCAGGTGAGTCTCGCTGAGACCCCTGTATCCATCAGGGGTCAAAACGTGATTTTTCTGCAATTTCACTGCAGACGACCTAGAACCCATCCACCGCAACCAAATTCACGATTTATCTCAAAATGAAATCCAAGAACTGGAAAGCATACTGCCAGACTACATTCAACTCATTGGCAGCAAATGTAGATAACTGGGGTGACCCTGATTTCTTCCGACCCATCACACGTTTGTTCTACATTGGTGTGTTTGATTGTGCTCAGGTCAATCATCTTGGTTTGATAAGTGAAGATGCTATAGAATACCCAGACCAGCGCACACATGATCACTGCTTGTCTCCACAATTTATTGGTCGGATGATTATGGACAACCCAGACAAATACCTATCCGACTATGATGTATTTGAGAACCTGTTTTGGTTGTCTTGCTCCACGATTACAGTGACCAAGGATGAGAACAAGAGACTGAGTATGCTGACTGAGAACAATGGAACAGACTACATTGTTCATGTTCCAACTAATCACAAGTATCAGCATCTTGGCATCAAACTATACCAAAAGAATGGTCCTAAGTGGATTGATGCTGTGGAATGTGATGACAACATTATTCCAGCACCATCAGACCTATTAGAATATGAGAAAAAGTTTCTAGTTTCTAATCAAACAAGTACTCTTATGGAGTTTCTGGTATGATTGAAGGATTTATTGTCGGAAAGAATATGGAATACGCAGCAGTTCCTTATGGTCGGCAACTGATGGTTATTTGCAACGGAGAGCAACTCAAAGTGTGTAGGACCGAAGCATCAGCAAGGAAGTTCATTGATGACCACAAGAAGGGTAAGAGCACTGCAAAGCTTCCTGTCGATTAAAGTTACTCACCTCCGAAGTGTCCTAGTAGTATGAGCAAGCAACCTGTACAAAACAAACATCTTGAACATCCTGAAGATCAGATCCTCACAGGTAACTTTTCTGTCCTGGATTGGTTTTGTGCTGATTCTACTATCTCCGTCAAGATCGATGGTGCTCCCGCTATTGTTTGGGGACGCAATCCTGCCAATGGAAAGTTCTTTGTTGGCACCAAGTCCGTTTTCAACAAAGTAAAGATCAAGATCAATCATTCTCATGAAGAAATTGATGCGAACCATGAGGGCAAAGTTGCGTCTATTCTTCATGCTTGCTTTGATAGTCTACCTCGCACAAATCGTATCTATCAAGGTGATTTTATTGGTTTTGGCGGTGATGATACTTATCGCCCCAACACGATTACTTACGTTTTCTCGCAGGTAATCACTCAGGACATTATCATTGCTCCACACACAATCTACAGTGGTGGTGATGACCTACGTGAGGTTTCTGCTGCTCCTTTGTCTAGCAAACTCAAGAGCACTAAAAAGTGTTTGTTCGTGCAACCTGAAGTCGAACTGAACCCTTATCGGGAAGATTTGGAGGATGTGTGTAAGTTTGCCAAGCAAATGAGCACTCTGTGTGAGTTTGTGTCTGATAGGAAAGCATCACAAATCAAAAAAGAGATTAATGCTTGCATCCGTGAGCAAAGAGTCGTGGATGAAAATGAAATTGCAGAAAAATGTGATTGTGACAAGAACCTCATCCGTATTTGGAAGTTGGTGAAGTCTATCAAGGATGATTTGTTCCTGTTCATTCACGAACTGGATGAGATTGCGTGTTTCATCAATGGTGAAGCAAGTTTCCACGAAGGTTACGTCATCAACAACAAGTTTGGTACTTACAAAGTCGTTGATCGCGAAACATTCTCACATGCCAACTTCACCATCGCCAAATCTTGGTGAGAATTAAAGTTACTCACCTCTAAAGTGTCTTAGTAGTATGAGCACTCAACAAATGACTGAAGTTTACCACTACCACACCAACTGGAAAGAAGGTAAGGTAAATCAAATGTGGATTCAGCAAGTGAATGACAAGTTCATTGCTATTGCTTACAATCCCGAAAAGAATGTTTCGATGCCTATGTCGAAACCCCGCACTTCCTACGATGAAACTCTACAATGGGTTCGCAAGTGGTGTGGAACTTTCTGCCCTCTTTACTGATTAAAGTATCATGAAGTACGAAGTTCAACTCTACGTTTCTGGCAAAGTCTTTAGGGAGGAAGTGTATGCTAACTCTCCCAAAGATGCCCGTGAGACTGCACAAGCACGAAATCCTACAGCAAAAGTAGTTGGAGTCAACGGAACATTCAAGTAATTAAAGTTACTCACCTCCAAAGTGTCCTAGTAGTATGACTAACACCAATCCCTACGTTCAAAACCTCATCGAAATGGGTTACGATGAGCAAGACTGTCAAATGGTTGCTGATGCTGGGCGTCAGAAAGTTACCTATCCGCGTACCATTCACGGTCGCACGTTTGCTACTGAAACTGAGTACAAAGAAGCACTTGCTGACTTCATCAACGGTCTGTGAATTAAAGTTACTCACCTTCAAAGTGTCCTAGTAGTATGAGAAACACTTTCACCGTCCGATTCTGGTCTGAGCATCTGGAATCCCCCGAATACATTGGACCTTTCTACACTGAAAAAGATGCAGAAGACTATTGCGATGCCCGCAACGGTTCGCTATCTCTAAGCGGTATTCCTTCCTGGGTTGCTTGTTACTCTGTTGTTGACTGATTATGAAGTTTATTGGTAACTGCATTAACTCTTTTGATGAGAATGGTGATTGTATCATTCCTTCACTTCCATTCGCAAATGTTACTGAGTTTGCCCAACTTGTGGAAGAAAGTGATAATGTAGAGATTGGCGATTTCATTATTCAATACAACGAAGAAACCGACGTTCATTCATTCTACTTCAACTGATTATGACACTCACTCACCTCAATTATCAGGAACTTGATGCACTTCTCGCTATCATGGAATCTAGCGATTGGTCTTATCTAACTGAACTTACGGAGGTAGATATTCCGCTTTTGTATGATAAACTTTCTGAAATGAGGGATGAAATCTGAAATGAGAATCGCGTTTCTGATTGCAACTTTAGCACTGGGACTTCGCCTAGGTTTGAGTGCCCATGCTACAGTGAATGAGTATCAAGAACAGCAAGCAGATCGCTTCTGTCAGGTAGATCCTAATTACTGCAATTCTCAGTGAATTAAAGTTACTCACCTCCAAAGTGTCCTAGTAGTATGACCACCACACTCACCATGACCAAACTCACCACAAACCAAGTATTTGGCAAACTGAAAGTCACCGACTTCACTGTATTTGCAAAACCAGGAAAGAACAAAGGTTCTCGCGGGCAACTGTTAGAAACTGTCCTGGGAGTTCCTAACTCTTCTGACCTCAAAGATCTAGAGGATGGAGAGATTAAGACTTTCACGGTTGGCGAAAGCATTGCTGCCACACAACTCAAGCATTGTCTATCTGAAATCATCGAAGATTCTGTGTCTTTTGATGATAGCAAGGTCGGACAGAAACTGAAGCAAACTCTCTACGTTGGTTTCACCCGTACCAACGATTATGTGGGTTGTGCTGTACTGAATGAAGAAACTCATGCAGAGCACTATCAGGAACTGCGTGAGGATTACGAGTTCATTTGTAACAGCATCCGCACACTTTTTGATGCTGGCAAAGAACTAACGACCATCACTGGACCTAACGGACTGCTGCAGATTCGCACCAAAGCATCTAAAACCAACGGTCGCTATGTTCCTCTGACCTTTGCAGGTGTGACCCTCAAGGATAAAGGAATGGCATTCTATCTGTGTGGTCAGTTCGGACGCAATCTGTTCTGAATTAAAGTTACTCACCTCCAAAGTGTCCTAGTATTATCAGCACTCTCACCATGCGCCGCCGAATCGACCTAACTCAACAGGAATACGAGATTGTATCTTGTGCAACTCCTGATGGTTGGTTTGAATTAAGTTCTGCAGAGAAAAAGGATCTTAATCGGTTCGGTTTTGCTACATTTGAGCGTATACCATTGGTGAGAATCGAAGAGGATATTACTGATGCTCAGGCATACAACATTCTCTCTCGTGAGTATTATCGGAGTCAGGATATTTCCTCTCTGATGTGTGATGTACTGACATTCTCTGGATTCTATCTCAACTGTGTGAATGATGAAGAGAAGTATAACTACAATCGTTCACAATGGCAAGAGATGATGAATCAAATTGAAGAGAAGATGGATAAGTCTAAGACAAAGGTATTCTTCGTAAATGATATCATCAAGTTGTGCGAATCCAATGCCAATTAAAGTTACTCACCTCCAAAGTGTCCTAGTAGTATGAGCACTGAAACCATGAACTACTACAAAATCACTGAAATTGACTTTGACTTTGACGGTGAAGATATCACTCAAGAAGAGATTGATACTATCGTCACTGAAACAAAAGGTTGTCTCTGGACTTCACCAACTGAAGAAGATCTAGCAGACATCATCGCAAACAACACTGGTTGGTGCATTAACTCTCTGTCCTATGATGTGATTGCTGCCTGATGATTGAGACTGACTTCTTTATTCTCACTGGCGAACAATACCAAGAGTTTTATACTGAAGCACAACAGGTTGGTATGAACATTGATAGGTATCTTATGGAGTTTTGTGATGTCGAAGGACCAGACATCTACCTCGATTAAAGTTACTCACCTTGAAAGTGTCCTAGTAGTATGAGGGACACAATCCCCACCACTTCACTAACACAAACCAAATGCGAGTCATCGAACGTCAAATGAATCAAGCAATCTCCAAAGAGATTGACTGGAAGAAAGATAACACTCAAGTTATCAACATTGAAGGCGTAAGTTTCGTCTATCTGTATAGCAATCTGATTGCTATGGTAGGTGATACATGGTTGGAATTGTTTGATGGTGGGTATCAATCAGTAACCACAAAGTCCCGTTTGAATGCTATTCTCTCCGAGCACGGAAATGGAGAGTATGTGTATCAAAAGAACTTCAACTGGTTTGTATCAACAAAGGATGGCAAAGTTCCCTTTGGTAATGGTATCAAACTGAACTGACCAATTAAAGTTACTCACCTCTAAAGTGTCCTAATAGTATGAGCAACACTCAAACCCAAATGATTCAAAACTTCTTCACTGATGATGAGTGGTCTGCGATTGAATCTGCAATGAGAGATTACGCAGACTATGGTGATGAAGAGTCTGATATTGCAGACTCGATTCAATCAAAAATCTTCACTCTCTTTCATGCTGTTTAATCTAGTTCTCTTCACATCCATCATTGTTCGCTATCACTTTCACCACTGATGATTGAACTCCTGATTGCATCAACTATCGTCGGTCAAAGTATCATTGGACCTAATCTTCTTCGGACTGATTATCTCACTGACCAAAATCAAATCATCACAATTCAAGAGACAATCACCGAAACCCCTGACACTGAACCGTGTAACCTATGACTAAGTTTCTGATTGGTATTGTCACTGGAGTTATACTCTCAACAGTAGGATTCCAAGGGTTAGCAAACCTAGGTAATCGTACAATCACAACCATCGAATCATTCGCTCAATCACAACAATGACGAACGACCAAAAGGATACAATGCTCGCCAACATTCTTGAGCAAGTACAACAACAAATCACGTATCTAGTAGATAATGATT